ATGGCTCATCAAATCGAACAAATGGCTTATGTTGGGACTACCCCCTGGCACGGCCTGGGCAACAATCTGCCGCGTAAACAATCCATTGAAGTCTGGCAGCGCGAAGCCGGTATGAACTGGCAAATCTTGGAAAGCCCTGTGCACTTCAAGTCGGATGCCGTCGGCCATCTGGGTGCCATCCACTCCTTCCCTGAACAGAAGGTCCTCTTCCGCTCAGACACCAAGGCACCGTTGTCGGTGGTTTCCCAGCGCTATCACACGGTACAACCTCGGGAGGTCTTGGAATTCTACCGCGACCTGACCGAGGTCTCCGGCTACGAGCTGGAAACAGCCGGCGTGCTCAAGGGCGGTCGTAAGTTCTGGGCGCTGGCGCGTACCGGACAAGGGTCTGCCCTCAAGGGCAACGACCAGGTCAACGGTTACCTGCTGTTGGCCACGTCCTGCGACGGTACATTGGCCACGACGGCAACGCCGACCACTGTGCGCGTGGTGTGCAACAACACCCTCACTGTCGCTTTGGACGGTACTACTCGTGCGATCAAGGTGCCGCACAACACCCGCTTTGATCCGAAGGCGGTAAAGAAGCAACTCGGCATCGCCGTCTCGCAATGGGACGACTTCATGTATCGCATGCGTGCTCTGGCCGAACGCAAAGTGCAGTGGCATGAGGCCTTGGGGTTTTTCATGAACGTGATGTGCGAAACCTCACCGACCGGCAACTTGCCAGAAGTTCTGCCGAATGAGCGCGCCTTGCGCAAAGTGCAGGAGCTGTACGAAGGACGTGGACGAGGCAGCCAATTGTACTCAGCTCGCGGCACTGCTTGGGGCCTGCTCAACGCGGTGACCGAATATGTCGACCATGAACGTCGCGCACGTAGCAACGAGTACCGGCTAGACTCGGCCTGGTTCGGGCAGGGAGCGCAGATCAAGCAACGAGCCCTGGATACCGCCCTGCAATTGGTCGTTTGACCAATTGCATCTTACACCCGGTCAGTCATCTCAACGCTGACCGGGCGATTTTATGTCTGTAAGATGAAAGCTATACAGCACACCAATATGGAATAGCTGCTGCGGTGACTCTTCCGACCTAATCTGGCATGCCCCTGTCAACTCCTGAAGACAAAGCTCGGGCAGCGATGTCCCTTCCACTCGGCCCAGGACCCCGACCTCAGACTTTTCAAAGCGGTATTCCAAAAGGTATTCCACGGAAAAATCAAACCGAGATTTTTCCTTTATTTTCAAATTGATATGAATTCGTTTCAGATTACCCCGGCCCACCAAATAAGCCCCTGAAAAGCTTAGAGTTTTTCAGGGGTTTTTCTTTTGGTGTCGAAAAAATGTCGACGACTATCCGAACCTCAGCTAGCGTTATAGTGGCACTTCGCCCCACAAGGAGGTTCACATGGCTGTTTACATGATCGGTTACGACCTAATTACACCCGGGAAAGACTACAACACTCTTGTCCAAGCAATTACCCAGACTTTCCCTACCTACTGGCACTGTCTAGACTCGACATGGTTAATCGTAAGCGACTTAAATAGCCAACAGATCAGGGACTACCTTTTAACTTTTATAGATAGCAATGACCGCTTGCTAGTCGCCCAGATGGGTAGAGGTGCCGCTTGGACAAACTCTTTCAATACCGGCTGCCAAAACTGGCTTAGAACAAATCTCTGAGCGCCATAGGACCATGACGAATAGCATCTTGAAGGTGATCAGGAGACAAGTGGGAATAACGCATAGTCATGGTCAGTGTGGAATGCCCAAGGATTTTCTGAAGAGTGAGAATGTTGCCCCCATTCATCATGAAGTGGCTAGCGAAGGTATGTCGTAGGGCGTGGCTCGCCTGCCCTTTCGGTAGCCGAATTGTGGTCCGCTCCAGGGCGCGGCGGAAGGATGTGATGCAGGACGTGAACAGGCCGTGCGTTCGCCAATGCATCCTGATCTTGTCGGCCAACTCGGTAGGGATTGGAACGTGGCGAACCCTCCCCGACTTCGTTCCGGCATAGGTCACGACGTTGCCCTGTAGCCGTTGTGGAACCAGCTTTTCCGCCTCAGACCAACGAGCCCCCGTGGCAAGGCAAAGCAACGTCACCAGTTCCGTATGGGGGTTGTCACTGCCGCTGCGAATCGCTTCGAGCAACTCGGTGATCTGTTCTGTGGTCAGCCAAGAAAGCTCGCGCTCTTGGAGCTTTAAAGGTTTCACCCCTACCAAGGGGTTGGCATAGTCAATCTGGCCCAGGTCTTTCAATTCGTTGAATACGGCCCGCACATAGCCCAGTTCATTATTCAACGTCTTCCCGGATATCCCATCCTCTAGCCGTTTGCGGCGCAGTTGCGCATAGCTAGACGCATCAAATGCAGTCCCTACCGGATCACCCAAACGAACCGTCAATTGCTGGAGCTTCGATAAGCGCCGCTTTCCGTCGCGCAAGGAGTGGCCGTGCAGCTCATACCAAAGCTGGACCAGTTCAGAAAGTCGGCGTCGGTCCTTCGGTTTCGGGGACCATGCCGGGTTTTCTATGCAGCGTTGGCGAACCGTCGCCTCGAACCGCTGGGCTTCGCCCTTGGTCTTGAAACGCTTCCTGAAGCGCTTGCCCTTGATCGGTTCAACGTCGGCCAGCCAGCGGCCATCCTCAAGCTTGGTGATCGCCATCAGATCGCGTATCCCCGCCGTAGATACCGATCACACATCAGCTTGTGGATATGCCTTTCCAGATCGCGACGAGTCCAACCCTTGGCCAGGTAGTGGTCTTCGATGACGTGCCAGAACTCCAATTTGCGGGCGGACTCAATTGCCTTTTTTGCCGGGATACGCTCCCGCGCAATCAGGCTGATGAACTGGCCGAGGAACATCTCGCAGTTACGCCCGCTAAAGCCCTTAGCGGTCTTGTAATAGCGCCGATACTCGGTGCGCTCGATCAGCGGATCGCACTCGACCTGTACGCGGGCGTCCTGGCTGATCAGGCTCCAGAACGGATCGTAGACCGCTGTCCGGCTCAGCAGCTTGAAGCTTTCGCAGGCGTAGTTCCACAGCCCTTGCAGGTGCGGGCAGAGGCCCTCATAGGTGCGGCAGCCAATGACCTCCCCGGAGGCCATACGCGAGCCTTCGGAGAACTGCTGGACGATGGAGTGGTGGAAACGGAATTCGAGCCGCCAGACCGTTTCCAGGGGGTTATAGGCCGGGTCGCCATCGCCGAACGGATCGCCGTTCAGAGACGCCCACACGCTTTCCCAATAGTCGAGCTTGTCGGTGGCCCGAGCCTGGAGGGTCTTGTTATAGATCGACAGTTGCAGGCCGTTGGCCGAGCCGAACATGAAGGTCTCGCCACGCCCGTAGACCGAGGCGTTGCCGTCGAATTCGATCCGCTCGATACCGCTGATTTGTCGTACCCGACGCGAGCGGCAATGCATGCGGTCCACCAGATCGCGAGGCGGTTTCCAGCCCTGCACATCCAGCGCGATATGCACAGCGGCTTGGTTGGTTTCGCAGTGGCTCAGCACGGCAGCGGCCAAGTCATCCAGCACGCCCTGGAGGATATGCGGGTCGGCACCGTCGAGGGCATGGGGCGACACCTCGATCTTGAGGTGCGAGCCCAGGGTATCGACCTTGATGTTGTGATTCTTGATCAGCAGGATCAGCCCCAATTCTGCGTTCTGCAGACGGTACTGATAGCCGGAGTCCCGACCGATGCGGCCCTTGGACCATTCGTAGCCGGCGAACTCGACCACATCCACCGAGAGGTCAAACAGCGCCATCACTTCCGGGCGCAACTTGCCGTTGTACAACTGCCGCACCGTATCCACGCCGCAACGCAGAATGCGCACGCCTGACAGGTCGGTGAACGCCCCCGTCATGGAATCAACGAAGAGCCGTCCCTTGGGGGAGTCCAGCAGTTGTCCGTCGGGTTGCAGCAGGAGGCGGTTTTGATGGGTCACTTTCTTCATGGTTTCACCTAACAATGTCCATTAATGTCCAAATCGCGGGGTGCTTATCTGACGTGTTACAGGGGCGTCGGCCGGCCCCACCGTGGCGCTTGCTCACTCCGAGACGAGCCGTTCGCGCGCGCCCCGGCCAGGCCGGCTACAGCGGCCATACCGGCCCCGTCGGCGTCACCGCCACCGCGAAGAAAAAGCCCGCCAGATAGGCCAGGAACGCCAGCCCCAGGGCGGCGAAATAGCTTGTCCAGTTCATCGGCTCCCCCTCAGTTGATCGAGCGCGGCAAGCGGCTGGTGTCAGGAACCACCGTCACCCGCACGGCGGCGCCGTTCGCGGCGGCGGGCGGCACGTTCGGCGCGGCGGCCTGAGCCGGCGGCGCGTTGCCCAAGGCGCTACGCCCGGCGCAGGCGGCATAGCCGGTCCAACCGCCCTTGAAGCTCAGTTCTGCGGCGCAGTTGCCCCGCGGCACCACGGCATAGCCGGTGTCGGTCAGGTCGCGATCGGTGAGAGTGAATTCGCTGCCGTCCTGGCCCCGGACGGCGAACAGATAGGTGCGGCGCCCGGAGGCGGACAGCAGGGTTGCCTTGACGATGAAGTCGCGGCCGGCGAAGGGATGGCCTACAGGAGCAGCGCCCGGAACGCCTGCGTGCCCAGGTACATCATCAGCAGCATCAGGACCAGCCGCACCAGTAGCACGCGCAGCACCCACAGCAGGACCGGCTTGAGCAGGCGCAGCAGTTCCAGCAGCAGGCGGCAATACAGGGTCGCCCATGAGCAGACGAGGTCCGCCGTCATAAACCACAGACCCAATAGCAAGGGCCGGAATTGCCATGAATAGAAGAATCTTAGGTTGTCTAAAAAGGCTCTTGCCGGCGATGGTGTCGGTGACGGAGCCGGTGGCTGTCGATTCATAGAGGGCGAAGGTCTCCTGGCGGATTTTCTTGATCTCGACGATCACGTCGCGGGCCGGCGGTTTGTTGTCCTGCGCCGAGTGCTGGCTTTCCTTGTAGCGGCCCCGAATGCCGATGACGGCGAGGTTGGAGTGCAGATAGGCCTTTTCCGCCGTCATGCGGATGTCGTCGCGGATATAGGCGATGTTCGGCGTGGTGAGGATGATGTCCCAGTTGAAATGCCGGTGCCGGGTCCAGGCATCCAGCCAGCCCATGGGCCGCCCGGCTGCCTTGGCCGCTTCCGGGCCGTCCGGGAAGTCGAAGCGCTTGAGGTCGGCTTCGCGCCAGGACTTCAGAAAGATCAGTTGGGTTTCGTCGAAAATGATGAACGCGCCCCGCGGCGCCCACATGAACCAGGTGCGCATCTTTTCCATGTCATCCAGGTCCTCGAGGTCGAGGTTGATGACGTCGCAGCTGGAGGGCGTCTCCGGCATCACCTGGAAGATCCGTTCGCGGGTCAGGCCGCGCACGTTGGTGATGATGACGCGGCCTTTCTTGATCGCGGGGATCAGGTCATCTTGGATCGCGCCGGAGGTCTTGTAGGAGCCGTTCGGGCCGTGATGAATCTTGATCGCCATATCACTTACCTATGAAGGGGATGAAGGACATGGAGAAGCGCGTGCCGATGGCGGCGAAGATCATGTTCACCGCGTCCGGCAGGCCGAAGAACGCCAGCAGCGAGCGCAGGTCGCCGTCCAGGGACGAGTAATAAGACGTGATGGTCGAGCCGATACCGATGCCGCCGACGACTTCGCGGAACGCCTTGTAGCCGATTTCCGCGACGAACAATTGCATCTCGAACCAGCCCTTGATGGCCATCTTGGTCAGCAGGACAAAGGCGTCGGTGACGAAGTCATAGACACCGCTGTAGAGGAAGTCCCAGAGGGATTGCATCCAGGCGAGAATGTCGGAGAGAAAGGGAATGTCCATGGCGTTTCCTCAGGAGCGATAGAAAACGATCCATCCGGCCAGGATCGCGGCGATGAACAGCACCACGTAGCGGATGACGGAGAGTTCTTGGGCGTACTGGGTGAGGCAGACGTCGTAGCGCTGGCCGAGGGCGGTAAAGTCCCAACACGGCAGGGAGCCGCCGCCGGTGCCCAGGTGAATATCGAACTTGGAAGCGAGGACGCTTTCGAACTTGCCTTGCAGTTCCTGGAAGTCCTTTTGCGCCTTGGCGATGGCGTCGTCGTATTCCTTGATGGTCTTGTCGAAGGAGCCTTGCTTCGGCTCTTTCAGGCCTCCCCCGCCGGAGCCGTCGCCGCCATCGCCACCGGTCCCGCCGCTGGAGCCGGACCCGTCGCCATCGCCGCCGCTACTGCCGTCACCGCCGGGCGTGGTGCCGCAGTCACTGCCAACATGGCCCTGACAGGGGTTGTTACCGCCACCGCCACCGCCCCCACCGCCACCACTGGAGCCGTCATCGCCACCGCCGTTACCGGGCTTGGTGCCGCCATCGCTTCCACCGTCGCCGCCGGGCGGGTTGCTGCCACCGTCGCCCCCGGTGCCGCCGTCCCCACCCGGAGGCGGACCGTCACCCGGGCCCACGTCGCAGCCAAAGGCACAGGAGCCATTGGAGGTGAACCAGTTACCGGTGAACGAGCCGATGACCTTGCAGTACGTCGCGCCGGCTTGACCCTCAGCGGGGCCGATACAACCGTCAATCGAACTGACGGCGATCTCGCAGCCGAGGTAATTGATGAAGCGGGAGATCGGCGCTTGATGGGATTTTTCGTAGAGCGAGCCGGCCAGGATTTCGCACTTGTTTTCCTTGCACTCGCCGATCTCTTTATTGAAGTCCGTGCCTTCCGGGCAACTGTCGCCGGTCAAGATGGCAGCCGACGGCTCCCAGGTAATTCCGCCAGTACCCGAAACACTGCACTGAACTACGTCGTAGCTCAGCTTGTTGATTTTCTTTAGCCAGTTGGCCGACGTGTTATCGAAGTAGTACTGGCACGCCGCCGTATAGGATGGAAAGAAGGCCGTGGGCTTTCCGGGGATGGAAATCTTCCATTGGTAGAAGTCCGCGTGGGCCGCCGATGCGAGCACCAGGGCGAAAATAAGTAGTACGAAGCGAGGCATAAAAAAGGGGCCTTTCGGCCCCTCCTCCTGTCACTGATACTGGCCGATTTTCAATCCCGTCAGCAGCGCGGACGCCATGAATGCGCCCAGCATCAGGGACCAGATCACGTCAGGCCTTGCGCATCGCGCCGATGACCAGGGCGAGGCCGACCAGCACCGCCACGGCGGCGATCACCAACTTGGCCACGGACCCGCCATCAGTGCTGGCTTGCGCCAGAACCCCCTTGGTGGTTTCGTCGAGCAGCGATTCGGCGAAGGAGACGTTGGCCACGGCCAGGCCGACGGTGGCGATGGAGGCGTTGCGGAACAGGGTTTTCATTTTTTCCATGATTGGAACCTCATTAATTGCGCGCTTTGCGCATGGCGGAAATGATCAAGCCAGCCCCCAAACCAACGGCGAACAGCCCGATGGTCCCGGCGAAGCCGAGGCGGAAGGCCGACGGGTCGAAACCACCCATCAGCAGAGTCAAATAGCCCTCTGCCTCAGGCGGCAGCAGGTAGGTCTGTATCCACTCAAGGTGCGTACAGCCAACCGTGCCGTCCGCGTTCTGGACCCAGGTCTTGCACACTTGAACCGATACAGAGCCTTCCAT